CTAAATAAAATATATTGAATTGTCATTATGTCAGAACAAAATACTGAAACAGGCGTCGTTGATATTGTAAGTAAAATCAACGATAACGATAGAGCATCAGCAATTGATGCTATTCATGATCTGCTTTTTGCCAAGGCATCCGATGCTATGGCAACTTATAAGCAGGTTGTAGCGCAAACATTCTTTGACGAACCCACAGAAACAGAGACCGATGAAACTGATAACGGAACAGATTGAAGACGTTCAAATCCTTACTGAGGAAAGGGACGGAAAGAAGCTTCTGTATATTGAAGGAGTTTTTCTTCAGTCAGAACTAAAGAACCGTAATGGTCGCGTCTATCCCTTTGAGGTTCTCAACCGCGAGGTAGAGAGATACACAGAGGAGTATGTAAAACCAAAACGTGCTTTAGGTGAACTCGGTCACCCAGATGGTCCCACTATCAATCTTGATAGAGTATCACATAGGATTGTAGATCTTCGCTCTGAAGGACATAACTTCATCGGCAAAGCACAGATCCTAGATACGCCGATGGGTAACATCGCAAAATCTCTACTAGGAGAAGGAGTACAACTTGGTGTTTCTTCTCGTGGTATGGGAAGTATTGACAAGCGTGAAGATATCTCAATTGTCCGTGATGATTTCTTCCTAACCACCGCTGCTGATATTGTAGCAGATCCTTCCGCGCCAGATGCATTTGTAAATGGAATTATGGAAGGTAAAGAGTGGATTTGGGATAACGGAATTCTAAAGGAAGCGAAAGTAGATAAATATCGCAGATATATTGACGAGGCAACTCGTCAAAATTTAGAGCAAAGGACCCTCAAAGTCTTTGAGGATTTCCTTTCAAATCTTTGATTTCATAAATAAACTTAGAATAATTATACGGAAATTTACGAGGTAAACTCAAATGTCAGATATGCTAAACGAAAAGTTTGAAGAGTTCGTTACCGAGCAAAAGGTTATTCTGGAAGCTGGCGATCCCATGCCAACAGTTTCCGCGAATGTAATCCCAGGTGCTGGAAGCGACCCTTCTCAGGTTTCTGACGTTCAGACTGCAAAGGCTGGCGGCAAGGATCCTGCTCCTACCGTTCAACCTGGAGTTGCTCCTGGTCAGTCATCACCAACTGATCTAGGAGGTTCAACCTCAGCTCCTCTTCACGATAATGATGAAGATGGAGAAGAGAACCCTGGCGCTAAGGCGGCAGCACCTATCTCGCAAATTTCTGGTGATCCCCAACTAGCAAACAAAAAGGATGCTGGTGACATGGGTAAGCAGGTAACCGTTGGTGTTGATGCAGCATACGGCATTACCAAAATGGGCGGCGCAGTTACATATCCAATCAAAGCAGGTTTTGAGATCGATATGACTGACGACGTAAATGCCCTCCTAGAGGGAACAGAACTCTCAGAAGAGTTTGCTGAAAAGGCAAAGACTATTTTCGAGTCTGCTGTAAAGGCAAAAATCTCTGAAGAGTATGACAAGCTTGTAGAGCACTTTGCTAACGAACTTGAGAAGCAAGTAGAAACTGCTAAGGCAGAGCTTTCCGAGGAAGTAAATGGCACGGTGAACTACGCTATCGGTCAGTGGATGGAGCAAAATCAGGTTGCTATTGACCGTGGCATTAGAAATGAGATCACAGAAGACTTCATCGCAGGTCTCAAAGGTCTCTTTGAAGAGCACTATATCTCAATCCCCGACGACAAGATCGAAGTGGTAGAAGGTATGGCTGATCAGATTCGTGAAATGGAAGAGCGTCTTGACGAACAGGTTAAGGCTAATGTGAAACTACAAAATCGTCTGAATGAGTCTGCAAAACTAAACATTCTGAACTTTGTTTCGGAAGGACTAGCAGATACTCAGAAAGAAAAACTCGCTGCACTTGCTGAAGGTATTGAGTTTGTTTCCGAAGAAGAATTCTCCAGAAAGGTGAAAACCATCAAGGAGTCTTACTTCAAGGAATCAATCGCAACCCCTGCAGATGTTGCTGATGAAACCCCAGTTGAAGGAGAAAATGCAGAGGTAACGCCAGCGATGGCAGCATACCTCTCAGCACTCAATCGCTGGTCCTGATAATAAAAAACCCCCCTTTTTAACGGAGCAAACAAATGTTTAACGCAAAAGCTCTAACAGAAAAGTGGAACCCTGTTCTAGGTCACGAAGGCGCTGGTGCCATCAAAGACAATTATAGAAAGGCTGTTACCGCTGTTCTGCTAGAAAACACAGAAAAGCAACTACGCGAAGAGCGCGGTATGCTAAACGAAGCATCCAACACCGTTGGTGCTATTGGTGCTAATGGACTTTCGGGTTCAGCACTAGGAACTCAAACTGGTGGTCTTGCAGGTTTCGATCCTGTAATGATCTCCCTAATTCGTCGTGCTATGCCTAACCTCGTAGCATACGACATCTGCGGCGTTCAACCAATGAGCGGTCCTACTGGACTAATCTTTGCGATGAAGTCGCACTATCAGGAGCAAGGTTCGACCCTCCGTGGCGGTCCTGAGGCACTCTACAACGAGCCTGATAGCAACTTCTCTGCATCTTCTGCTGGTTCTGCTAACTACAACCAGACTAACGCTGCTGGTGGCGATGACACCCATCCTCGTGGTACTGTCAATCCTTCCAACGCTGACGCAAACCCAGGTCTCCTCAACGATGGTGGCACCTATGAGCGCGGCGAAAGAGGTATCGCAAGAGAGAACGCTGAGACCCTAGGTTCAGGCGCAACTCTATTCAACGAGATGAGCTTCAGCATCGAGAAGACTTCGGTACAAGCACGTACCAGAGCTCTCAAGGCAGAATACACTCTAGAACTAGCACAAGACCTCAAGGCAATCCACGGTCTTGATGCAGAGCAAGAGCTCGCTAACCTACTTTCTAGCGAGATCCTTGCTGAGATCAACCGCGAAGTCGTTCGTACTGTATACACCATCGCTAAGCCTGGTGCTCAGAACAACGTTGCTAACGCTGGTATCTTTGACCTTGACGTTGATTCAAACGGTCGTTGGTCGGTTGAGAAGTTCAAGGGACTTATGTTCCAAGTTGAGCGTGATGCTAACGCAATCGCTCAGCAGACCCGTAGAGGTAAGGGCAACTTCATCATCACTTCTGCTGATGTTGCTTCTGCTCTCGCTATGTCTGGAACCCTTGACTACACCTCAGGTCTAAGCGGCGCTGGTGGTCCTTCCATCGGTGAAGTTGATGATACTGGTAACCTCCTAGTAGGAACCATGAACGGTCGCATCAAGGTATTTGTTGATCCTTATTCAGCAAACGTTTCGGCAAACCAGTTCTACGTTGTTGGTTATAAGGGTACTTCACCTTATGACGCAGGCGTATTCTACTGCCCTTACGTTCCCCTCCAGATGCTACGTTCGATCGATCCTAACACCTTCCAGCCTAAGATTGGCTTCAAGACCCGTTACGGCATGGTATCGAACCCATTCGTTGAGGCATCTGCAGGCGTTCCTGACGCTGAGCAACTCACCGCTAACGTCAACCAGTACTACAGAAGAGTACTTGTTAAGAACCTCATGTGATCCATTCACATATCAACACAGGGATCCCTTCGGGGGTCCCTTTTTTTGTAAATACATATTAGTATCGTGTAAAGTTATGCCACGAAGTAGATTATCAAGGGATCCCTTCGGGGGTCCCTTTTTTGTAAATACATATTAGTATCGTGTAAAGTTATGCCACGAAGTAGATTATCAAAAGTTGACATGCTTGCTAAATTGAATAGAATGAAAACTGAACTATATCAAAATTCTCACCAGAGAACACAGGAATGGCAGAACGGAGCTCACGCTGCTCTCAATAAAATTCTTGATTACATCAACGAGTATTCTTCATGAACCAATCTTCACTTATACTAATACTATGCCTTTCACCGCTGGCAGTAATATTCCTAGTTATGAAAATGGCATTATGGTTAGGTGAAACAGCATCATTCGCTGCGAAGACAAAGGATCTTGAAAGGATGCAACATGGACCTTATATCGTTTGGGATGAAGAGGAGGACGACGAATGGACCTAGATTATCTTTACGCAGAAATCGTAAAAGAAAAAAACAAAACTTTGATGGAAGAACCTTGTCCGTTATATGAACCAGAGTGGGAAGATGCTACTCAAGATGACTGGGAAGACTTCTGGCACAACGAGGATAAATAAGGTGTAGCTTGGGAAGTTGACATGTCTGCGGAGTGGTATAAAGAGCAACCTAAAAACAGAAATTTTCTAAATCCAATTGGGTATCTACTCAAACTAGAAAAGTTTGAAGGAACTGATTTCTTTTGCCAGACAGCAAACATCCCCGATGTCTCTATGCCAGTCACAGAGGTTCCAACTAGATTTAGAAATATTTCTATTATTCCTGGAGGTGGTGTAGAGTTCGGGGATTTTTCTGTACGTTTTATTGTTGATGAAGATCTAATTAATTACAATAGTATCTACTCATGGATACGTGATAATGGTAATGCAGATCAGATGCAACGCCAGACTTTAGAAAAAGATATCTACACAAACGCTCAACTTCAGATTGTAACTTCTCAATACAATCCAGCATTTATTGTTGACTTCAGAAACATCTTTCCAGTATCACTCTCCAGTCTACAGTTTGATGCTACAATAACTGATGTAGAATATATTACTGCGGATGTAACATTTAAACATCAACAGTTTTTCCTATGTGATAAAAACCTGAAACCTCTATGAATTTTGAAACTCTTCGTAATAAATTTGATAAACTGAGAGAAGAATGGGCTGCAGATAGCGCAGTTGACTTCCAGTTCAAGAACAAACAGTATACCACAGATTTGGGACAACTTGCGTTAGACATCCCTTTTCAACATAATAAATACTTACACCACTATACTGACATTTCTCAGATCAAAACTTCTTTAGAGTTTGAGATCCGCAAGTTGGTAAAAGAGAAACGTGAGTATTACTCAGGCGAAGCAGACGCTAAAACTTACGCCTCCAAACCATTTGGATCAAGCATCAAGACTTCAGAAAAAATGAAAACTTATCTTGAGGCTGACGATGATATTGTCAACCTTGAGGCGAAGATCAAATATCTAGACCAGATGTTGTACTGGTTAGATCAAGTCATGCGTCAAATTTCTAACCGAGGATTTCAGATCAAGAGTGCCATTGAGTGGGAGAAATTTATCAATGGACAGTAATGACACTCCTTTCGGTCAAGAAAAAGAATGAAGTCTATGTGACTATTCAATCCGCAGAGCCCCACGTTCATATGGAGCTCTCGGATTATTTTACATTTGAAGTTCCAGAAGCAAAATTTCTGAAGAAGAACCCAAGGTATAAGTATTGGGACGGAACCATTCGTCTATACTCCCCTGGGACTGGAGAACTTTATGGTGGACTGATGAAGCACCTACAGGTGTGGGCGGAGGAGCGTCAGTACACTATTGAGTATGAAAAAAATGATTGGTATGGCGATGTTCAAGAAACTAACGACTTTGTTTCTCTTGCTGGTATCAAAACCTTTATGGATAAGATCACCAGAACGGGAATTACTCCAAGAGAGTATCAATACACTGCTGTCTACGAAGCAATAAAAAATAACCGTAAGTTACTTCTTTCTCCTACGGGGTCTGGGAAGTCTCTGATGATCTATTCCCTCGTCAGATACTATACTGCTACCCACAAGCAAACGCTCATCATCGTCCCTACTACGTCCCTCGTAGAACAGATGGTTAATGACTTTAAAGACTACGGGTGGAATGCGGAAGATTACGTTCATAAGATTTACTCAGGAAAGGACAAGAATACAGACAAGCCTATTGTGATTTCTACTTGGCAATCAATTTACAAGTTTCCAAAAAGATACTTTGATGATTTTGATTGTGTGATTGGTGATGAAGCTCACCTCTTCAAGTCTAAGTCACTCACAGGTATTATGACAAAACTCCATAATGCCAAATATAGATTTGGTTTTACTGGAACACTTGATGGTAGTAAGACACACAAGTGGGTATTGGAAGGTTTGTTTGGTGATTGTGAGCGTGTAACTAAAACAGATGATCTAATCAAGTCTGGTTATCTATCTAAATTTAGGATCAAAGTGTTACTGTGTAAACATGCTCCGCAATACTTTGAAAGTTATCATGATGAAATTGATTACCTTGTATCTCATAAGGGAAGAAATAATCTCATCAAAAATCTTATCAAAGATATTGAAGGGAATACACTCGTGCTATTCAACTATATTGAGAAGCATGGGGAACCACTTTTTGATTTGATAAATAGCACCGTAGACCCACAACGAAAAGTGTTTTTCGTACATGGTGGGACTGATGTTGAAGATCGGGAACAAGTCCGACAGATTACTGAGAGTGAAAATAACGCTGTTATTATAGCTTCCTACGGTACATTCTCAACTGGTATCAACATCAAAAGATTACATAATATTATCTTCGCCTCACCAAGTAAATCGCGTATCCGAAATCTCCAATCAATTGGACGTGTGTTGCGTAAAGGAGAAGGAAAAGATATGGCAACCTTATATGATATCGCTGATGATATTGGCGGACAGAATTACACACTCAAACATTTGAATGAAAGAGTAAACATTTATAATGAAGAGAATTTCAAATATGAGGTTATAAGAGTAAACCTTAGAGCAAGCTAATATGGAAGAAGAGTTTTACGCAACGATAAAGTTGGTATCAGGTGAGGAGGTAGTAGCAAAAGTCTGCTACCTTCCTGATGAAGATAAAGTCATCCTAGATAGACCGTTAGCAGTAGAAAATGCTAAACAAAAAAAGGGTCAAATGGAAGTTACAGGATTTGCTTTGAAAGAATGGATCTCAGCAACGTTTGATGAAATGTTTATTATCAAACGAGATCACATCCTTACGATGACTGAAATTAGTGATGAGATCCAAGAGTTCTATGAAAAAACTTTGAATAGAATTGAAAGTGGAAAGAACCTTGCTGGTAAAGGAGGAAAGCTTCCTCGTAGAGCTGGTTACTTAGGTTCAATAAAAGAAATGAAAAAGTCTCTAGAAGACATCTATAAAAGAAGCTAAAAGCTACAACTCATCTTGAACCCTTAACAGAGTTATTCTACTGAGTTTCTGAGGTTGTGTCAAGCCCCCTTTACATATGACCGTTGCCATGCTACACTTGATACAGATTATGTGAGATACCCGTGACATTAGCAGTAATGACTAGAAAAAAGCAAACAGAAAATTACGTCAACAACAAAGAGTTTCTTGCTGCGATCTCAGCGTATCGGCAGAAAGTTATTGCTGCGAAGGAAGCAGGCAAGCCACGCCCCAGGGTAACTAATTACCTGGGTGAGTGTTTCTTGAAGATCGCCACACACCTATCATACAAACCAAACTTTGTCAATTACATGTTCCGTGAGGATATGATTTGCGACGGGATTGAGAACTGCCTTCAGTATATTGATAATTTTGATCCAGAGAAATCCACTAATCCTTTTGCCTATTTCACACAAATCATTTATTACGCTTTCCTACGACGTATCCAGAAAGAAAAGAAACAGCTTGAAATCAAGGGTAAGATCCTAGAGCGTTCAGGATATGACGAAGTAATGCATACAGACACATTTGATGGTACTATGTCAGGGATGAACGCATCCTATTCCGATATGGGTACGATCAAAGAAAGTATTGAAACCAGAATGAACCGATGAATGATTATGAATGGATTGACGAATGTTTCCGTGTCGAACAGAAACGCTTTGGAACTTGGTCTAGCTACAGTAAAGAAGGTGAGGGAATTATCACCACACTTACCAAGGAACGTTGTATCTCTGCGACCCGTTGGTATCTACAAGCAAAACAAGAAGGGTTCCCTGAACCGACTATTCAATACGATGGAACTGTTGGAGGAAAATTATGAAGATCGCCCTAATCACGGATCAGCATCTTGACGGAAGGTTCTTTAGCATTTTGGGAATACTTCCAAAAGTTTTATGATAATGTTTTCTTCCCAACTCTGGAAGAAAAGAAAGTAGACGCAATCATCGATCTCGGTGACACCTTTGACAATCGCAAGTCAATTGACTTCAACACATTCAACAGGATTAGGACAAACTATTTTGATCGTCTGAAAAAGTATGACGTTCATATGATCTTGGGGAACCACTGTACCTATTACAAGAATACAAACAAGGTCAATTCCCCAGAGCTTCTGTTGAAAGATTACAGAAACATCTATGT